AATATTACTTCATACGGGAATGCTTGAATCTTAATTTCCATGGTGACGGTATGATACCTTGGGTATGGAGAAATAAAAGCCATCACAAAATGTACTTAAAGGAAATGGAAGAAAAGGCGGATTCAAAAGCTTATCATTTAGATGATTATCTACAAAGGTTAAATTTTAATGTATAATAAAAAAAGTAAAGATGAGGCCAAGATAAAGGTTAAGGTTAAAGACCCCCATAATCTTGTGGCGCATTTTGAACCAAAGGAATTATATTCACTTGGACAGAAATGCTTTGAGCTTTACAAAGAAGATGATGAAAGCCGTGCAGACTGGCTATCTACCCATGCTGAATATTTAGAGATATATCACCAGACGTATAATTATAACAGCAATTTCTCTGATGATTTTAGCGGATCTGATGCAAGAGTGCCGCTTTTAACTGAATCATGTTTAGGCTTTCAGGCTCGTGCATATAAAGCTATATTCCCGCAACGTTCTTTCATTGCCACAACGTCAATGGAAGATATCACTCAAGAAGAGCAACAAAGAGCCGAGCGCGTTGCAAAGTGGATGAACTTTCTTCTAAACTTCCAAATACGCAGATACAAGCGTGATAAAAAACGCATGTTACTTGCCGCGGCGCTTATGGGCAGTGATTTCTCAAAGACTTATCCAGACCCACAAACAGGGCTTCCTAAAATTGAACGCGTAAGGGCGCAGGATTTTATTGTGTGTTATGGCACGGGCCCACGTGAACTTGAGGACGTAAGGCGCAAAACCCATAGAATACCTATGGATATTAATAAGGCAAAAAAATTATACAGAGATGGGTTTTTTTCTGCGCTTCCTATTGAATCCAATACTACATATGAAAGCCCTGGTGAATTACAGGAAGTGGAAGATGAAGCAAGTGGAATGCATGAAGTAGGTAAAGATGGCAAGTCATGCGTCATTCTAGAACAGCATACTTGGTATGACTTAGATGGGGACGGGATAGAAGAGCCTATTATTATATGGGTAGATACCAATAGTAAAAAGGTACTAAGGGTCGCGGCGCGATATAAAATAGATGATCCAGATAAGAAGCCAATCGAATACTTCACGCATTATTCTTTTATAGATAATACAGATGGTTTTTATGGATTTGGTTATGGGCATCTTGTAGCCAAATTGAATACAGCATTAGATCAAATGCTTCGTAATTCTATTGACGCGGGAGAGCTAGCTAATGCTGGCAATATGGGCGGATTTGTTTCTGAAAGCGTGGGTATCAAAGGTGGTGAAGTAGAGATGCCGATCGGCAAATTTATTAAGGTGCCACGTACCGCAGATGATTTGAACAAAGCCATAAAGCAAATGAATTTCCCGGGGCCTAATGCTGCCTATCTGGGAATGGTTGAGTTCATGCAATCAATCATTCAAAGGTTATCTAATACCACGGAAGCGGTTAGCGGCGATGTATCTAAGGTATATCAGCCTATGACTATCCTTACTATGTTAGAGCAAAGCTTGCAAATGCCTAGCTCCATCATGGAAAATCTTGCACTTGCTATGGAAAGCGAGCTTGAAAAGATTCTTGTAATTGCCAAAGAAAACGCTTCAACAATTCAATCTTTTACGCATGAAGATGAAAGAGTAAGTATTACAAAAGAGGATTTCCAGGGGGCAACTAGGGTTTATCCTATTATGGATCCGCGCTCTGTTACCAAGCAACAAAAAATGGCAAAGGCGCAAAGTGTATATCAACTTGGCATGAGTAATCCTTTGATAGCGCAGAATCCTAATTCTATTTATATAATTACCAAGCAAACTTTGGAATCAATGGAAGTACAGGACATAGACTTGATATTGCCAAAGCCAGAAGATCAGAAGCCAGAAAGAATAGACGATCAACATGAAGAGAATATGTTCTTTTTGATGCCTCCTCAAGAGAAGCCTTTATTTGATGTATTTCCAGATCAGGATCATGCTGAGCATATCAGGATTATTAATGAATTATTGAAGGGTTTCGAAAAGCAGCAAATGGGTACGGGGAAATTAGATATTTCTCCAGAAGGATTGCAAGCTATTATGCTTCATAAACAAAAACATGTTGCCTTTTTATACGGGCAGAAACACGGAGTAATACCAGATGGACAGGGACAGTTGGGAGCTATGGAAGCGCAGGCCGGAGACGAAGCACTTCTTGCAGCACTTGCAGACGAGCTTCAATTGGGCGGACAATCTTCTGATATGCCCACCGGAGAAAGTGGAGCGGTACCGGGGACAGGCGGAGGTTTTGAAGGAAGCGGAGAATTACCTGGTGAAGGGGTACTTGAACGAGTTCCCTTAGATCAAAGAAATGTAGGAGTTACACAATGAACCAATTAACAAGATTGCAAATATTAGAAGAAATCTGCACAAAAGTCGCGGAAGATAATGTTACGCAGGATTTAATCCTTAAGGCATTTAATCTGCAATCAAAGAAAAAGCGTGGCCAGATTAAGCCCAAAGAAGCGCGTATAGTAAAGACAAGAACAAAGCGTAAAGCAGCAGAATAATCCTATTTACCCACATTTGACAGATTTTCTGCATCATATACAATTAATATATGAACACAGAAATGCTTACAAATATGATGGGTGCTATGGGTCGCGGTGGTGATAACTCCATTGCGCACGTATCCCATGGCGATGTGGTAATCCCTCGTGATATAATTCTAGAAAATCCCGAATTTCTTACTAAGTTTAAAAAGGCCATGCAGGATAATCGCGCCGATTATCGAGGGCATATTGTTGGATCAGGTTATGAAAATTACAATCCAGAAACTGGTGCGCCTGAATTCTTTTTTAGCGGATTAAAGAATTTTATTAGTAATCCGGGAAAGCAAATAAAGCAAGCAACCAAAAATCCTTTAGCGGCCATACAAAATAGCTTAGCGACTAGTGGGACTATCCCAGGACAAATAGCCGCCCCTCTTCTTTCGCCGTTGACAGGCCAAGGAGGTCAAATGCAGCCCATGCAATCCGGGCAGTCGATGCCCTCCTCTGATCTGGGGGCGGTAGATCAGCCTTTCACACCAAAGCGTGGCGAAGACCCTACAAAACCATTTGATTTATTTTCTCGTGATGTTGGTGGTCAGTCCTTTGGTTCTCTCGATCCAACCCAGCAACGCAGTTATCTGGCTACTCAAGGCACTATGGGCGGCGGTATAGGTGATGAAGATAAGAATTATTATTTAGGGCTCTTAAAGAGAAACCTTATTGATGAATCCGGCCAGATGGGAAATATGAATTCTGCTTTATTACCAATAGAAAGAAATTATTTATCAAGGTTGGGCTTGCCCACCGATAACACTGCTGAGTTTTTCCAAGCCTTACAAAGTTGAGGCCGACACTATTAATGACGGCCTCGTAGGTGGTTCCTTGTAGGTAAGTATAAATCATTAATAGAGGAAAAGCAATGACTAAGATACCGACACCGTTTTTTGCGCGTGTATTGTTGAAAAGAGATAAAGTTAATAAGATAGGCTCAATACTAATACCAGAAATGGCTGCAGGTAAATACAATCCAGAAGAGGGAATTGTAGTAGCGGTAGGGCATACTGTAGATCAGGAAGTTATAGACAGTATTGGTAAAAAGGTAATGTTTGCCAAATATTCAGGAGCCTGGATCAAAGTTAAAGATGAAGAATATTTTCTGTGCCAGGAAGAAGATTTATTGCTAGGAGGTTATGATGAGTAACCAATACAGCTCCGATGCACAAAAGAGTATTGACCAGGCAGAAAATAAGCTTGGAGATGCTATAAAGAATCTTAAATCTCAAGCCAAGGGCAAAGAGATAGAAGTAGAAATCATTCCTGAAGAGAGTAATGATGTTGAAGTTGAAATAGAATCCTCCCAAAAAGAACCACAAAAAGAAAAGAAAGAGCCAAGGCGCTCTGAATTTGTGGAAACCGATGATCCAAAAGTATTAGAACGTATCAATGATCTGTACCGACAGGTTAAAGGTTCTGATGCGCGCAATCAAATGATTCTGGATCATAATAAGCTTATGGAAGATAAGCTCGCGGAGTATCAAGAGAAATTATCCAAGTTTGAACAAACTACTAAGAATACTGCAAGCGATAGGGTTGAGTCGGAATTAAAAACAGCCTTACGGAACGCAAGGGAAGAAAGTGATTTTGAGCGCGTCCAAGATATTGAAGATAAATTATTTGAACTCAGATTAGAAAAGAGAATCTCAGATAAACTTCCTGCTCAAGAGCAAAAAAACCCTTCCAAAACCAACCCGCAGCAGCAACAATTTGATGCCCAATATTTAAGAAACGCTGCTTATCTAGAGGTAATCGCGCAAGAAAAGGACGCTAAAGGTCGGCCTGTCAGAAGTTATTTATTTAATGGTGATCCAGATAACGACAGGGCAATCGAGCTTTTTGAAAGTATTCCACGTGAGTTTGCCTCGGCTGGAAAGCAAGTGGATATCAAAACCATAATGGATGTTATGGATGAGCGTATCCGAGGCAGGAAGCAACAAAAACAAGTATCTGTCTTGGGTGGCGATGAAAGTGATGCGCCAGCCAAAACTGTTGTTAGGCTTACTCAAGCTGAAATAAATGTAGCTAGAAATATGGGCATAACACCTGAACGTTACGCCCGCCAGAAACAATTAATGACCTAGATTTGCAAGGAGCAAAAAATATGAGTACAATAAAAGAAAGGCAGAAAGAAGCCGAACAAGATATAATCGAGCAACACGAAGTTGAAGAAAAACTTAATAAAGCTCGAAACAAAGCAGATAAGAATCCCGTTGGTAAGAAAAAAGGCCAGAAAGTAGAATTTAAACCCGCAAGACGACTTCCTGCGTTGGAATGTCCAGAAGGGTTTAGGGTCGCTTGGAAGCACAATACTCCTGAAAATATCCGTAGGTTGCAATATGAAGGTTGGCAGGTTGCTAACCGCATTGAACATAATATGGATGTAGAAATGGGAAATTATTATAAGAAATTAAATGACTCCCCATTTTCAGAGAAAGAAAGCACTATAGTTCATAATGAACTTATAGCCATGTTGCTTCCTGAAGATATGGCAGAAGCTAGAAAAGAATATCATCGCATTGAAACAGAAAAGCAGACAAGAGCAAAACTAATTCCAGAAGATAGCGGCTCAGCAATAGCGAGGGCTGCAAATATAAAAACAACAATAGAAATTAATTAGGAGAATTACAATGGTTGCTACAGCACAACAAGTAAGAGGTTTTGTTGGCGCGCGTTCTTTGAATGGTGGTAATCCTGTGCTTGTTACCAAAGGTGTAACAGCTTCTGCAGGTACCACATACTATATTGGCGATCCAGTAACATTAAAAACAACTGGATTAGTTGATACAGTATCAGCAGCGTCTACAAATATATTTGGCATAGTAATGGGAATTTTTAAAACAAATTCATCAGGACAGCCAGCCCCATTAACATTTAACCAGCCAAGCACGGGCTTATACCTAGCAGCAGGACAAGCAGGATTTGTATCTGTTTGCACTGATCCTTACCAGACTTATCTGGTAACTATTGACGTTACTGCATCAGCAGCACTTATTGGTGCTAATGCTTTCGTTAGTGCTGGCACACCAGTAACAGCGGCGGGACGTAGTGGTTATTCACTTAAAAAAACAACCACTGTATCGGCAGATGGGCAGTTCCAAATTGTAGGACTTGCACCGACTGATTTGATTAATGGTTATGCAAGTGAATATGGTGATGCAAATGGCAAAGGCGTTGTGGAAGTAAAGATCAACGCAGCAGCGTTTGGCGTTAACAATGCTGGTATATAGGAGTAATTAACTATGGCACAAGTAATGACAACCGGCAATTTTGCAGAATTGCTATGGCCGGGAATTAAGGAAATATACGGAACTAGATATGATATGCATCCTACGATGTATACCGAATTTATGGAAGTAATGACATCTAAGCAGGCATTTGAGAAAGTACAGGGACTTACTGGTTTTCCATTGGCTGCTGTTAAAGAGCAGGGTCAGGAAGCTGTGTTCTCGCAGATGTTCCAGGGCTTCCAGCAGGAGTTCTTACATCTTACCTATTCAATAGGTGGGGTGGTTACAAGGGAAATGGTTGAGGATGATTTGTACAATCAGATTAACCAGATTCCAAGGCTCCTTGCGGAATCAATGCGCCAGACCGAGGAAATTGTTGCAACTAACGTTATTAATAATGCAGCAACAACTACTGGTCCCGATGGAGCCACTCTTATTAGTGCCTCGCACGTTTTGGTGGGTACTGGTGGTACGGCTTCTAACCAGCCATCTGTCGCGGCGGATTTAACCCAAACTTCATTAGAGCAAGGCATTATAGATGTTAAAGACTTCCGTGATGATCAGGGTTTAAGGCTGAATACTGAAGTTGAGAAGCTTGTAACTGGTAGGGGATATTTCTTTACTGCGCGTAAGATTCTTGAAACCCAGTATGAAACTACTACCGCTAATAATGATGTAAATGTTATTTCTAGCATGAACATTAAGCCTGTTACGACTAACTTCATCACGGATCAGGATGCCTGGTTCTTAATGACCAACAATCCTTCTAAATTGAAGTTCTTCCGTAGAAGGGCCGCAGAAATACAGCGCGATAATGATTTTGCTACTGATAACTTGAAGATTAAAACATCTACAAGGTTCAGTACTGGTTTCGATGATTGGCGATGCATATATGGGTCGTTCGGAGCTTAGTTATTGAAATATAACGATAATTTAGGGGGGGTTAAAATCCTCCCTTCTAATATAAGGATATTGAAATGGCAGGAAATACTACATTTAACACCGTTCTACAGGGTGGCCCAGATAATGGCCTTGGTCCAACTTTGGATACAAGGGTGGGTACGACATGGATTAAAGAAATTACAGTTTCTGCAGGCAGTAGGAATAAAACAATTACATTGCCTGATAATTGTTTTTTGCATTCGGCTAATGGCTTTGTAACTGAAAAAGTTAGTGGAATTGCGCAAGGTGTGTTGCTGCAAATAGGCAATGCAACTACTGATGGACTTTATGGAACTGTCAATAACGTATCTGCTCTTGGAGTTTATGCTCTGACACTTACAGAATCGGCGGTTAGTGCCAAAACTATAGTAGTAAAAGTTACTGCATCTGTTGCAGCTTCTGCTGCTGAATTAAGCGGCTTCCAAGCTAATGTTACTATTATAGGTGGTATAAGGAGTTAGTATGTCAACAACATTAACACCAGTCTTATTTATGACGGGAGTAACCGCATCCGGGGTTTATCCTACTTCTCCTTCTGCGGGTTTTACAATAGATCCACGTTATAGCGAAGAAAGATTGCGCTCAATATCAGGTACTAGGGCTGATGTTAATGATGCCATCCATGTTCTGCTAGAAACTGATGTTAGAGTATATGGGCAGAATGGCGAGTTAACTAGCACCGTGACCGTGACGGCCACGGCTACGACTTTTACAAGTACTAATGGTACATTCAATAGCTGCGTACTTCAGGGGCCATTTACCCGTATAAAATTACATAAAACAGGATCTTCAGGGGCGGCAACGTTTGTGGGTTATGTATAAGAGGTTATTATGTCAGGAATTAGAAACGGATGGAAGAAAGGTCAATTTCTAATAATTGATGCAGAAAGTGGCATGACACGTTATTCTGGCCAAGTAACTGAAGATTATACAGGCGAAATGATAACAAGGCGTTTTGCTGATTATGAGCAGCCCCAGGATTTTATCAGACCTGCAGATGATCCTAAGCCGATTCCATTCGCAAATCCTGGTTTACAAGATTTTGATGTGCATAATTGTCTACCTGCAGACGTAGGGGAAACTAACGTGCCTACACCATTTGGCCCTGCAAATCATTTATTTACAGTGTGCGTATGACATCTACTTTAGCAGATACCAGAAAATCATATATACAGCTTTTTAATGAAGTTCGCCGTAAACTTGGCGTGGATGAAATAACTACGCTTGGCCAAGATAAGCTTGGCATGGCAATGATTGACTATATGAATGATGTTATTGCTGAAATAAGCGATTTCGGCGATTGGCAAGAAATGTACCGTGAAGAAACTTTTGCATTTACCACCGCCCAATCCAGCACATTTGATTTTACATTCAATACTTCTGTTGCTACTAAGAATATCCATGAAATTCAATTTGGAACGCAAATAGCTCCATTGTGGCTTGTTACTTTAGATGATATAAGGCGCTTGAATAGAACTAATTCTTATGGAGTGCCAACCCAATTTGCATTTGTAGGGGTGGATAATGTTACTACTGGCAATCCAATAGTAAGGGTATTTCCTACGCCTGTTACTGCGCAAGCGGGATATAATTTTAATATTGCTTATTTTAAGAAGCCCGCATTAATAACAACTGCGGCCACTTCATCTATACCTGAATTCCCTTCCAGAATGATAGCTCAAGGATTGTTGGCGTATACCTTAAGAGATGAAGAAAGGGGCAATCAATCCCAGGAATGGCAAGATGAATATGCGATATTTAAAAAATTTATGGGTGAAACATTTAATAGATTTAATGGAGATACAGGCAGCGACACATATTTTACCCCTCCTCGTGGCAGAAGGAGGCGTTGATGCAGATAGTAAAATATAAGCCTGCTGCGTTAGGACTTGGTACAGAATCATCTTCCAAGCTACAGCCTCTTGATTTCTCACCAAATATAATAAATCGTTTTTATAATTATTTGGGTGATTTAGAAAAAAGAAGGGGATTGCAGCAATTGGGTGCGCAGATTAATAATGTAGGTTCTGTATCAGCGTTAACTAGTTGCAGTGCAATAATAACTAATCTCCATGAGTATATAGATTCTAGTGGTAATAGCACCTTATTCGCTAGTGGGATTGCCGCAGCTGCTAGTGCATCTTATGGGAATATCTGGCGATACAATCCAGTTAGTGCTTATTGGCAAGACGCTCTTATCGATCCTGTTTTCCCGTCTGCCTTGGCGTTATTTAAAAAGGACCCTCTTAAGATATATAGCGTCCAGATGGGAACTAAACTTATTTTCTGCAATGGGTCTAATAGAAATTTCTATATAGATAAGCCAGCGTCCGATGTTACCGCTCAATATACTAATACATTATTTTCTACGGTAGTTAAGGGGGTGTTAGGAAGTGGCACTGATCAGGTAACAATTGTAGACCCTGATATTACTAATTGGAAGACCCAGACTAATGTTGCAGTTAATGATTTGGTTCAACTTGGTGCCGTAGGAAGCGGCGCGCTTTTAAACTATCCTGGGGCCGGTATAGTTACGAGTGTCGGGACTACAAGTCTAGATATTACTCGAATCAGTACTTCTGGTAATGGTATGGGGGCTGGCGTGACTCCCATAGCTGGGTTGCCTTATAGAATCATTGATCTTGTTGAATTGAATATATTTCCCAACACGGTAGTTGGTTATACATTATTTGATAACGTGGCAATAGGTGGGGCGCAAACAAGTGCTAATGCTATATCAGTTACATCCTTTAATTTCTCTAGTAGCGATATTAGATCAGGTGATTATGTATATAACACCACTAGAGCCGCGGTTACTCAAATAACCACCGTAACATCCAATATTTCTGTTAGCTATCCTATTTCAGGGCAGGCCGCGGGAGATAGTCTTGTTTTCTTTAAGGATGCAATGCCTATTGCTACCTACCCACACGTGCATTATGGAAGGTTACATCTCATAGATGCAAGAGATCAAACTAAGATTAGAGTCAGCGGCCCTGATGATCCAGAAGATTTTACTACATTCAGCAAAACGCTAAGTAGCGTAACTATGGATTATGGAGCGAGACAGCCAAAAGGTGATATTTTATTAACAATGTCTACATTCCAACGTTATCTTGTTGTAGGTGGTAAGGTTGGATTATTTGCAACGGATGGTACCAATCCTATCGCTGATGTGACGGCAGATGTTATTGATCTTGACCCGGTTGGTTTATTTACGCAGGGAGTTTTTAGTCCGCTAGGATTAAAAAGTATAGGGAATGAGATGCTCTATATTGGTAATGACGGTATGCGTTCATTTTTAGCCGCATTTGATAGTAAGAATACTACAACTAATAATAAATCAGAGCAAATTAAAACAGAACTTATTAACGCACTACAGGCGCAAGCCGCGACATTAGATCAAGTGCAATTAATACATTATCCTCGCCGTAATTGGGTTATGATGAAAATAGGAGATGTGATTTATAATTACAATTACACTCCTATGTATAGTAATGGAAAAGTAAACAACACAGGAACGTTTACCAAATTTACGGGGTTATTAGGACAACAAGATGCGTTTCTAGTAACTCGTGCGGGAGATTTAATAACAGCAGATTCAACAGGAAGAGTATTTACATTTGATGTAAGTGGGATATTCACTGATAATGGCACAAATATAGCTACAACATATGTTTCTCCTTGGCACACTCTGCAAGAGGCGGAAACTAATGCAGATATTATAATTAAAGATGGACGTTATATTAGACCCGTCTTTGAAACTTCCGCTGCGATAAAGTATAATATTTCCGTAGTGGGGGATTACAATCAATTGGCAACTGATTCTGTTATTGTGACAGCTACAACAAGTGGAATTACTGATCCTAAATGCCCTCTAAGATGGAGGGGTAGGCAGGCGCAATTAACAATAACAACTGATACTTCAGTCGGTGCTGATATTTTAAGTAGCTATACATTATACGGCAATATATTTGGGAGAAAATAATGTTACAATATTTACCCATGATAACAACAGGGCTGCAGGCGCTTAGTGCGCTATCTGCAGCTAAAAATGTTGCTGGGGGTTATCGGCCTACGCAGGCTGAGAATGCGCAATTACAGGCTATGTCTAATCGTGAGAGGCTATTAAAAGCCCTTACCAATCCCAACGATCCTATTTTAAAAAACATAGAAGCTCATGAATCTACGCAATTACGGAACGATACCCAATCAGCCTTATCTGAATTACTAGCTTCAGATAGAAGGGCGCAGTCAATGGGCAGAAGGTCATATTTTAATCCTGAAAGAAGGGATGAGTCTATAAGTCAATTCCTTTCTAAGCAAGCGGCCCCTAATATGGCAAAGGCAAGATCAAATGCATTGCAAAGAATAATGGATGCAGCGCAAGGCTATTCTGGTCAGGCCACGGGATATGGCAATATGGTAGCTGGTCAACAGGCCGCACAAACACAAGACAGAAGCAAGCAATCAACTCTATTTGGAATGGGGGCGGATGCTTTAGGGCAAGGAGGTTCGTTGTCTAATATATTTGCAATGTTAAGCCAAGGTGGCGGCCAGAATGCTGCTATGCCTTGGTTATCGGGGGCTTCATGACAAGCACAATTTCAGAAGATGCGCTAAGAGGGCAGCAAAGCCGCATAATGAAAGCTTTAAGGGCTGCACAACCTCAAATGGGACAAGATTTACGTAATATTGCTCAGGCTGGAACTATGGCAGCTAAGGGGGGGAATTATTTTGACGCTATGAATACATTAGGCCAGCAGCAAGCTAAGACTAATGTAGATGCTGAAATGGGCATTTATAATCAAATGAAAGAAGAGGCTGCCAGGGGAAATGCAGAAGCTAAAGCAGTTGATGATGCCATTAATGAAGTGGCAGGTAATGATCCTAAAATTTATGCATCACTACTTCAAGATTTGCATAGCGATCCCGAGAATGTGAACGCTAGAAACGCTAAGTCTAAAGTTATGAAATATGCAGCAGAAAGGGGTATTACGCCGCTTAGTGTGCAGAAGGATAAACTGGGATTAGAGAAAACCAGGAGTGATATGGCTAAAGATGCTAAGGGAGGCGTTGGCGGTGCCACAGGCGAATTAATTGATAGGCTGCTTAAAGACAATCCCACTTGGAACAATACGGATGCCTTATATTTTATCCAGACAGGCGCAAGAAAAGGCACTGAACGCGATAAGGATGGCAATATAGTGCCAATTAAAGGGGCTTTGAATACCACTTCACAATTCAAAGAAGCCGAAAAAATCTTCTCCC